ACCTTGGTCGCACATGTGGCTAAAGGTGTTACAAGAGTATCCCGCTGCAAGAGCAGGGATCACTGAAGGAAGGCACGGATGGGCCTTCGTGCGGTCGTTAACCGCTTCCCGGCCAGACCTGGCCTGGGTATTTGAAAGAGCAGAATTAGCCATGCTCTCAACTGATCTGTCTGAAGCGACGGATCATCTGTTTTGGTCCGCTACTGAAGCCCTCCTTAGGATGGCTCATAGGGTCCTCAGAATACCGACCTGGTATTCCGAATTCATCATTCGATGTCTTACGACATCGAGGCACGTTAAGTTCCGTGCTGGGAAGTTCTTCTGGGAAGGAGATACTTCATGCGCCACATTCATGGGCGACTCCGGCTGCAAGGTGATTCTCACGTTAGCGAATCTCTTTGCAGTCATAAGGATAGGCCTGGCTACCATGGCCGTATCCGCTGTGGTCGGTGACGACCACATTACACTTACATCCAATGCTGAAGCAGCGTTGGAGATATATGAGAAAACTGTGTCTCATTTCGGTCTTCAGATTTCTGAAGACGATACAGTCATATCGAAACGATATGGCTTCTTTGCCGAGGAACTCATCCGGATACCGGATGACAACCGCAGCACCATAGATGCTCTGATTAGGGCCACCGCAAAGCGGGACCTTCCTTATTACGATGTAACTAAGGTCAGACTTCTAATGGACATACGCAAAGACCGCAAGGACTTTGCCTCGACCTCAGTGGGTCGAATCTACCAATTCGGACGCGAAATGGAGTATAATCTAAGACCTACACAGTATATCGGTCTAGTAATGATGGCATCCTGGTTTCAGGATATCTGTCTGGACCTCCGGCACAAGCCGGAGTTCGTGTACTTCCCGAGAGCACTTGTCTCAGGGGGAAAGCCGTTACTTTTAGGTAACGATCAGAACTTTAAGGACTGGATAGTCCTTCATAAGCATGGCCGATTGCTCGGCCGCTACCATTGGCTAATGGAGACCGCTGTCACCGGCGGTCTGAACCACGGTGTGATACCGCGGTTCTTTACGAAAACTGACGAACACCGCCTTGCGGTGGTGACTCAGAGAGAGCTACCGGAACAGATAGCTTCTTTAAAACTTTTCACAACTCCTA